CTGGACGTCAGCGACACGCTCCGGCGCATGGATGAAGACGTGCGGGCAAAGGTGTATGCGGCGGCGCTGCATACGGTTTACGGTTACATCGATTATCTGGCAATGAACATGCTGCCTGACCTGTGTGATGAGTCCTGGCTGGCGCGACATGCTGCGATGAAACGGTGTCCGCGCAAGGGGGCCACGACTGCCAGCGGGTATATGCGCTGGGAAGGCGTCAGCGATGGCCTGAAGGTGACCGCCGGGAGTGTTATTCAGCGCGATGACCTGGTTCAGTACACGGCAACTGCCGATGCAACCAGCGCCGGTGGTGTCCTGCGCGTGCCGATCGCCTGCTCAAGTGCAGGCGCGGTCGGTAACGCTGACGACGGTACGTCATTAATCCTGGTCACGCCGGTTAATGGTCTGCCGTCTTCCGGCGTGGCAGACACTCTGACAGGTGGATTTGATACTGAAGATCTGGAAACGTGGCGCGCCCGCGTCATTGAGCGGTATTACTGGACTCCTCAGGGCGGGGCTGACGGGGACTATGTTGTCTGGGCTAAAGAAGTGCCCGGCATTACCCGCGCATGGGCATACCGTCACTGGATGGGAACGGGGACTGTCGGTGTGATGATTGCCGGCAGTGACCTGATTAATCCGATTCCGGAAGAATCAACGGAAACGGCGGCAAGACAACATATCGGGCCACTGGCCCCGGTGGCAGGCTCTGATTTGTATGTGTTCAGGCCGGTGGCGCATACGGTGGATTTTCATATCCGTGTGACGCCGGATACACCGGAAATACGGGCTGCCATCACCGCGGAGTTGCGTTCGTTCCTGCTGCGTGATGGTTATCCGCAGGGAGAACTGAAGGTGTCGCGTATCAGTGAAGCGATTTCCGGTGCGAACGGGGAATACAGCCATCAGTTGCTTGCACCGGCGGAAAATATCTCCATTGCAAAAAATGAACTGGCGGTTCTGGGGACGATTTCATGGACGTGACAAACGATGATTACATCCGCCTGTTGTCGGCACTGCTGCCGCCCGGTCCGGCGTGGTCAGCCAGCGATCCGGCGATTGCCGGTGCGGCACCGTCATTAACCCGCGTTCATCAGCGTGCGGATGCCCTGATGCGGGAGCTGGATCCGCGCACCACCACCGAACTGATAAATCGCTGGGAGCGTCTGTGCGGCCTGCCGGATGAATGTATTCCCGCAGGAACACAGACCCTTCGCCAGCGTCAGCAACGACTGGATGCGAAGGTTAACCTGGCGGGCGGCATCAACGAGGATTTTTATCTTGCACAGCTTGCTGCCCTGGGCAGACCAGATGCCACCATCACGCGATACGACAAAAGCACGTTCACCTGCTCATCGGCCTGTACTGACGCTGTGAACGCGCCTGAATGGCGGTATTACTGGCAGGTCAACATGCCAGCCGCCACCAACACCACCTGGATGGCATGTGGCGATCCCTGTGATTCCGCACTGCGTATCTGGGGCGACACAGTTGTCGAATGTGTGCTTAACAAACTCTGCCCGTCGCATACCTACGTAATTTTTAAATATCCGGAGTAATCCATGCATCGTATAGACACGAAAACCGCGCAGAAGGATAAGTTCGGCGCGGGTAAGAACGGTTTTACCCGTGGTAACCCCCAGACTGGCACGCCTGCTACCGATCTGGATGATGACTACTTTGACATGTTGCAGGAAGAGCTTTGTGGCGTGGTGGAGGCATCCGGTGCCAGCCTGGAGAAGGGGCGAAACGACCAGTTGCTTACCGCGCTTCGTGCGCTGCTGTTAAGTCGCAAAAATCCGTTTGGCGATATCAAATCGGACGGCACGGTGAAAACGGCTCTTCAAAACCTTGGTTTGGGAGAAGCAGCGAAAATGCCTGCTGCGACAGCATTAGCCAGCAGTGCAGGTAACATCACTATTCCAGTATTAATTGGTGGAGTACAACGAACAGCATTGCTTCAGTGGAAGACGCTATCAGTGCCGCAATCTACCGACGGTAATATGGTCGTTGTTGATGACTCATGGCCGGTTGCCTTTCCTAATGCTTGCCTTTCCATCAATCCTTCGCTGGTCAATTCTGTGATCTACGCGACTAATGGAGCCCCTTTTGTTAGCGCAGCGATTGTTGACCGGGTCAAATTCAAAGCCGCTTGCGCATACACGAAATCTAATTCAACAGTGGCAGTATGGGGAGTAGGATATTAATGGTCGACTATGTATTCAGCCCGACGGAAAATGCTTTTTATCTTGTGGCACTGAAATATGATTATTTAACTGCTGGCACATGGCCGTCAGACGGCATCAATATAAATGCTGAAGATGCACTGGTTTTCATGGGAAACGCTCCTGAGGGTAAAATGCGTGGCATTGGTGATGATGGGTTGCCTTGCTGGGTAGATCTTCCGTCACCTACGCATAAAGAACAACTTGCTGCGGCTGACTCAGAGAAAAAGTCGAGAATTGACCATGCCAACGAATACATGAACGGTAAGCAATGGCCTGGTAAAGCAGCTATCGGTCGTCTGAAAGGTGAGGAACTGGCACAATATAATTTGTGGCTGGATTATCTGGACGCACTGGAGCTGATCGATACTTCCGGTGCGCCAGATATTGAATGGCCTACGCCTCCGGCAGTTCAGGCCAGATGACATCCGGCGCTGTGCTGGTATCTGTTGCCGTCACCGCGTCAATGTAATCCAGCACAGCGTTAAGGCGGATTGTTTCTGCCTGCGTCAGCTTCCGTCCGGCCTGTAATTTCAGTTGAATCAGACTGATGGAGGCCATTGCAGTATCAATCAGCAACGGGCGCTGTGCTTCTGCTGCATCTACTGCTGCGCCGTGCTGTGCCTCGGTATCTGTCACCCATTTCTCACCATTCCATTCATCGTATGGCGTTAACGGGGCGATAGTGGTTGTATTTTCAGGATAATCACCCGGAGCTGTGATTTCTTTCGATTCTCCTGTTTCGGTGCTATAGACGATTTCACCGCGATGATCTGGCACATATTCCCATGAATTTAAATTCACAGAACGACAGATTGCATAACCAACCTTATGTATGCCAGGTGCATCAAGACAGGAACATGCCGGAATACCGACACCAACAGCAAGATATTCAGTTGACGTGGAAATATATTCCCGTGTTTCACCATCGTAGTTATAAACGGTAACATCCCCTGCCTTTGTTGCAATAAGCTCACTATTTAATATTGCTTTATGCATCAGGCTGCCCTCACGATATAGTTAAATGCAATATTACGCGGACGGTTTTCGTTTGCAGTTGGAACAACTCTGGAAGCATCAAATGTTACTCGCTTTGCATAACCACCTTTAATTGAATCAGATGAAGCATCTCCGATGACGCTGGTTGTAAAAGCACCAGAATCAGAAGGATAGGTATTAAACCTGACATCCACTAATGCACCAATTATATTTCGAATGGCATCGCCCTGTGATGAAAGCAAGCTACGGTTAGTATCAATTCCTCTTCCGTCATCCCAGCCGCGAATAAACTCACCACGTAAATCAGGCAATTTATTTGTCGGGTAAACTTTTGCCAGTTCCGGGTATTCTTCAGCAGAAAAAGCCGCACCATTGCATTTCAGCCAGCCTGTTGGCGGAGTGGCTGAAGGCCACGGAACAGGGACACCAACAGGTAATGCAGAGCCTTCTCCCAAACCAACGTTTATGAAAATGCAGAAATAACGAGCAAATGGCATCATTCCTGCTTTTGTCAGGGAGCTCTACCATGCTTATTGGCTATGTACGTGTGTCAACAAATGACCAGAACACAGATCTACAACGTAATGCGCTGAACTGTGCAGGATGCGAGCTGATTTTTGAAGACAAGATAAGCGGTACAAAGTCCGAAAGGCCGGGACTGAAAAAACTGCTCAGGACATTATCGGCAGGTGATACGCTGGTGGTCTGGAAACTGGACCGACTGGGGCGCAGTATGCGGCATCTTGTCGTGCTGGTGGAGGAGTTGCGCGAACGAGGCATCAACTTTCGTAGTCTGACGGATTCAATTGATACCAGTACCCCAATGGGGCGCTTTTTCTTTCATGTGATGGGTGCCCTGGCTGAAATGGAGCGTGAACTGATTGTTGAAAGAACAAAAGCTGGACTGGAAGCTGCTCGCGCACAGGGACGAATTGGTGGACGTCGTCCCAAACTTACACCAGAACAATGGGAACAGGCCGGACGATTAATTGCATCAGGAGTTCCTCGCCAGAAGGTGGCGATTATCTATGATGTTGGTGTGTCAACTTTGTATAAGAGGTTTCCTGCAGGGGATAAATAA